CCCCTCATAGCCACGCCGGAAGCGGGTATATTGGTATAGAAGTAGTCCGAGAAGTAGGTCGTAGAACCGCCGCCAACCTCTCGCGGCATATTCTCGCCGAACTCTCCGGCAAGTATGGCCTTAACGTAACCTTCCTTGCGGGGAAGGTCGCCCCGGTAGTCGTAGCCGTTATAGCTGCTGTCTTGGAACTGCGCCGGGTCGTTGCAAACGTAGAACTTTGACAGCCCGCCGTCCGCGTCGCTCTGTATCTCACACTTGCAGCCGTCCGTCCAGCTCCAAATATGCCCAAAGGGGTTTTCTAACCCTCGGTAACTTGGAACCTGTACGACTAAGGGGGTAGCGTCGTATTCGGTGGGCATTGTGAACTCTACCACGCCCGTAGCGTTGCCGAGGCTGTTGGTGTAGCCACACGGGACGAACGGGTAGTAGCCGTTAAATGTGTTCCACTTCGTACTATTAAGCGTTGTTACGCCTGCGCCGAGTCCGCCCTGTTTGTAACCGTTTGCGTCGGGCTGCGGGTTAAATGCCGCTTGGCAGTTAAGGTTGGCGTATTCAATGACGAACAGCCAATAGGTTGTAAGCTGCGCGGCGTATAAGTCGCAGTTCCACCCTTTGCCGTTAAGTCCGGCTTCGCCACGGTTGCGGGCGTAGTTGCGGAAGTTGGTAAGGGAAATTTGTGTAGCCGGAAGTCCGAGAAGGCTGCGGTATGTTCCATCCCACGCGGTGTTATTGTTTCCACCACGGAAAGCGGCGGTAGCGTTGACGACGGAAGCCAATTTAGGCGTAGCCGTAACGGTGCGGTCTACGGTGGCTTCGTAAGCACTGCGGTACATCTTGGGGACTTCGTGGAAGCCCGGCAGGGGGTACTCGGAAATAAGGGCTACTAAGTCCGTGCCGTCGAACTCAAATTTTCGGTAGTGGCGCGGAATTTCTACCATTACTTGACCGTCCGCCCCGGTAAGGTTGGCGGCGGCTCCGTTGTCGCGCTTGGTGCTGTCGGTGGCGTGAAGGTAATAGGCTACCGTTCCGTTGTCACGAAGCACACAGCGGCGCATTTTGGACTGAATAGGCAGGGAAACGTGAAGTTCCGGGCGGCCCACTCTTTCCAACGTGGTAGCGGCTACGGTCGTCTTGATTTTCACGCCGTAGTAATAATCGTAAGGGAAGGCGGGCTTAGTGTTGCCCGCTGCTATGATTAAACCCATGTTCGTATGTTGTTTTAATAGCCCCAAAGAAGGGCGGTTTTTTGACTTGTTGATTTTATCTCGCGGACTATTTCGGGGTTCCACCCTGTTTCAAAGCGTGTGGCAATAAATTCGCCTTCGGGCATTCCCCAAAGGTTTACTTCAAGCACTACCGCCGCTTCTCCGTCGTTCTTGACGCAAAAGGGGGTATCTTTTCGGAAGCTGCCGCCGTCGAAGTTGACCGGGCCAATTACCGAAACTTGCACGCTTACTTGGTCGCCGTTCCTGTTTACCATATCGTATCGTTTTAAGTTGCTGCAAATTTACTTTATAATCGTATCAATTTAATACGTCGCTTAGTTTCCGTGAAGTGTTTTAGCGGTTTTGTCCGTGATTATACCGCCAAATTATCCCCGGAAGAAGGCGAAGCCGTGTTTTTCGCCTTCCTCCAGGTTGTAGCTGCTATGAAATATTTTTAATCTTCCAATATGCGGTAGAGCCATCGGTAATAAATAGTAATTCGTACTGGGTATTACCCCCTATTGTTAACTTTTCAATTGCCGAATTTCCGTTATATAATGTGGCGTCTGTTGGCTTTTGGAGTATGAAGTTGGAATTACCCCGCATCGAAATCACAACCATTCTGAACGTAAACGCTTGCCATATGTTTATTCCAAATATGTAGCGTAATGTTGGAACGGAAGGTAAATAAGCGGGCTTGTTAGCCGTTTTATTATTAATTATGAATATTGAACCGTTAAAGGGGTATAGATTTATTACACTCATAACGGAAGAGTCGGTAGCAATATAATTACCCATTTCGACAATTCCGCCACGGGCCACTATTGAACCGTTGGTTTTTAATGCTACTCCGGGGCCTTGTTGCGTGTATGATTCTATCAACACGGCCGGTTGTAGTGCGCTGCTGTAAGAGTTAAGAACATCGTATTTGTAAATATGCGCAATCGTTCCGAAATCGTATGACGACTGAGAATTTGCTCCCTTACCCAACGCCACACGCCCAAACGGGTGGTTGTTACTGTTTCCTACCGTTGTGTCTTGGGTTTGTATGCGTATGGCTTGGGGACTTAACAGCATTTTCTCGCCTGTACTATAATCCCACGTCGAAACATCGCCGTAACTTATACCCTCACCGCTAACAAGAAGTTTATTACCAATAGTGCCGGACTTGGCGTTAATTGTTCCCGTTATCGTTCCTTTCGTTGCGACAAAGGAGCCGTCTTGAAGAACGCGGAAGGGGGCAGTAAAGCGATTAGCCTTACTTGCACCGGCCCAAATTCTAACCTTTCGGGCCTCGGTTTCGTTGGCTGCTTCGTTCTCGCCGCCTGTTATTCCGGCTACAATACTTTGGGAATTTTTATTAGCAAGTTGCACCGTTCCGGCGGTAATTATACCCCGGTCGATGGTTACTTGAGTGTTGTCGTAAAAGGTGGCTTCCGCCCAATCGTTCACGTTAAAGCCGGAAGCGCGGGCGGTAACACAACGGTAGAGGTCTTTCCGGGCTACTCCTGTGCTATCCGTCCACGAGCGTAGCCAAAGGTCGCCCACGTCGTAAGGGCCGTAAGGCTGTGCTACGAATACTTGCCGCTTGCGGTCTGCGGTGTCCTGTGCTTTGCTTGCGGCTTCGTATGCGTCTATTGCCTTTTGGTCTTCTATTTTCGCCCACGAATAGACATATACCGTGCCGAGGCTTGTACTTGTTGAAACGGCAATACGCCTATAATACTTTAATTCCTTGGTAGAGGTATTATACCAATAGTCGCCAACGTGCTTTAACTTCTCCGCTGTTGTCGTCCACGCCGTAGCCGGGTCGGTTGTCTGGAACCAGCTCTCTATCTTTCCGTCTATTTGGTCGTTTATATCGCTGACGGTTGGAAGAAAATTATTATTTATGAAGTTCGTTAGCCCGCTGTCGTCGGTGTACTTGCTCGCCTTCTCCCAATCGCCGGAATTATAAGCCCCGGTTAGTCGCTCACGTTTGCATCGTAGGATGTCGCCCGTGTTGCCTTGTACCCAAAGGTCGCCAACGTGGTAAGGCGTGTAAGGGGTAGATACGAATATTTTAGCCTTGTCGTTGGCTGCGTCGAGTGCGTCCTGTGCCAACGCTAACGCTTGGGCTAATTCCGTGTCTTCAAGTTCTTGCCACTTGTAAACATCGCGGGGCTTCCCGGTGCCGCTTGCTTCGGTAGTTTTGATGTATCGCCAAACCTTGCCCGTTTCCGTGTTATAGTATAGGTCGCCGAGGTGGTTGTCTTGCTCCTTTGTTCCGGCGGCTATCCAATCCTTTGTAGGTTCGGTGGTGTCCGACGGGTCGGACTGATAAAACCATTGTTCTATCACGCCGTCTAACTGCGCTTGAAGTTCGCCCAATACCCCCGGAAGGGTGTTGTTTATATAGTCCTTCAGTTCGTCGGTCTTTTCCTGTACGTCGGCAATGTCGTAATAGTTGCCGTCGCTGCCTACGAAGCGAATAACGCCGCCTATTTCGTCGTTATCCAAATCGAAGTAGCACTTACCGCCGCCGCTGCTCTCAATTCGCCCGGTACGAAGGAAACGCCCGTTTATTGTGGAACTGCCGTAAGTAAGGCTTACCAATCGGCCGGGGTTCTTGCCGCCCGCGTCGGTTACGACGCTGTTAAGCACTCCGACGAGGAAGTTATAATACCCGGCTTCCTGTTCTACGGTTATGGCACTTTCGGAAAGGATAATAGTACCGTTCCCCGCTGTTGTGGAACAACGGGCGTAAATATAATAGGCTGTCGCGGGTTTAAGGTTGGTATAGGTCGCCGTAGTCAGTACCCACTGCCTAATATTTTCTTCTATGGCGTAATGGGCCAACCGTCCGCCGGAAATGTATAGCGCGTTTGGATCCTTGTTGTAGTTCGGTTGGAAGGTTACGTTTAACAGCGTGAACTGCGTAGACTTCGCGCCAACGCTTAACATCTGCGTTTCAATGGAAAGGGGCTTTATTTTCTCGCTGTAATAGTCGCCTTCCGGGTCGAATACCATGTTTAACAACTCTTGCGTAGCCATCCAACGTCGCCGCGCCCTTGTGGGGTCGGCTAACTTGTTGATGTTTATCACGTCGTTAATGTCTTCTATCTCGTTCAATACGCGGACGGTAGTAGACTTCGTAACGGTGTCGCTCAGGGTTAGTTCGTAGGTATGCCGCTTCAATAGGTTACGTTCTATCCTTACTATGCGGACAGCCTTGTTAATGCCTAATTCTTCGTCCTCGACGTTAATGTAGTCGCCAACGTGGAAAATTTCGGCTTCCACCTCTTGCCCGAAGGTCTTTATAAGGAAGTCTTCGGAAAGGGTAAGTTTATAACTTACTTGGGGCTGTGTCATAGCCGGGAAGTCCTTCTTTGCGGCTTCCGCTAACTTGTTTTCGGCGGCGGTAATATAACTTTCGGGCAGTTGTATCTCGGTAATTATATACTTGTCGCCCTTGGAAATTTGGAACGCGCCGGACGTGGCGGAAGGGAATACCATACCGTTTTCGTCCGTGAAGCGGTTAAGTATGAAGGTACGGGTAGCGTGGTCGTACTTGTGTACATCAAATTCGTAGCCCGCTAACTGCCCGGTTTGGAACTTGATTTTTGCTGCCACTCCGTCCAATAGATAACGGGTACTTCCGTCCGGCTTCTTGGCGTTCAAGTCGAACATAGCGTTATCCCCGGCGGTGGTGTCGGAAAAGGTTATTTCGTCCGGGCCTATCGCTGTAACCTCGCCGACGCGCTCCGGCTTGATGTCGTAAACTTTTTCGTTTTCCTTTACGCCGTATTGGGCTATTGCCTTCGCGTCCTCTAAGAAGGAAGTAAGGCGGTCGGTGTTGGGAAGGCATAGCCGGGTATGGCCGTAGTTTTGTCCGAGGTTATCCTGTCCGCCGTAAACGAAAAGGCGGGTAGTTAGTCCGGCGTTGTTCACGTTGGTACGTTTAAGGCTATACAAGCCTTTGCCACGTCCGTAACGAAGCGTAAAGGCGTGGGTAACGCCCGCCTTCTCCTTGATGTTAATCGTGTTGAAGCCGTTGCCGGGTGTTATCTCAAATTCTACGTTCCATTCGCTACAAATGTCTTGAAGCACTTGTAGGCAGTTACGGCTCGACGTGGTTAGGTTCTTGTAGTCGGTCGTCCCTTCCGCCGGGCAGCTCCCTAAACGCCACTTATTAGGCTGTACGCGGTTGGCGTTCCACACCAATACGCGCAAATGCCCATATAGGTCGCTGTAATAGGTATCGCCGTAAGCGTCCGGCGGTAACTTATATTGCGCGTCTATAAGTCCGTACTGCAACCCCTCAAAGGTTATGTCGTATTCGTAGCGGCGTAGTCCGTTCTTACCCGGTTCGGGTAATTGGTTAGCCGTATAGGTACGCCCGTAGACTTTTATGCGGTCGCCAATATCGACGGGAAGGGGTACGGCTGACGAAACGGTAACGGTAACAACGTCGTCGGAAAGTAAGGCGGTTTTTTGGGTCGCCTTACTGATTCCGCTGACGTTCTTACGGCTGAAAAGCGGGGTTTCGCTTCCGTCGGAATGGGTAATTATAATCTGTTCCATACGATGATGCCGTTGGTGGAAAAGTCGGTTATTTCCTCAATAACCCCGGCAATTACGACGTAGTAAACGCCGTTTTCGGCGTAGGTATGCTTCAACGCCTTCGCGCCTGTGAAGTCGCCGTAAACGTCTTCGGTTACGGTGCCGTCGCCCCAATAGACGTTAACAACTTTGTCGGTCTTGAGGGCGATGCGTACTTCGCGGCTTGCGTCGTTTATTCGTTGGTGGCGAACTACACGTTTCACGGGGTCGGGTTCTTTTAATTTTAGGCTGAAAGTGCCTATCATCTTGTCGTCGTGCCAACGCTTGTTAAAGGCTATGCCGTCCGGGGCGTAGACTTCGTAAAGTAGTGGCTTCGTCGGGTGGATGCTTATCATAAGCCGCGCCGTCCCGTCCTCGCGTAGAATATCGAAAAGTCGGTTTACCCTCTCCACGAAGTCAATTTTACCCGAAGCCTTCAACCAACAATTAAGCGTTATTTCGCGTTCCTCGTAACGCTTGTTTGCGAGGTCTACTACTTTGCCGTGGTAGTCGGGCCAATCAACCGAGGCGGCCTGCTTCAACTTCGGAAGGTCGGTTACGCCGTTGGAACTCTCTACCCTTATACCCATTTCGCGGAAGTTTACGCCGTTAAGGTAGTATTCAAGTTGCGAAACGCTGTTAAGGCTTCCGGCTATATCGTCGTCGGATAGGGCTACGTTGTAAACCTTCACTTCGTCTAAATCGGCATAGCCGTATTCCGTTCCATAGACATCTTGAATAATGGCTATTCCTGTAAGCGCGGCGGGTAGCGTAACACTGCTAACGCGCTGCGTGTCTAAGTAAAGGGTTACGGTGTTCCCGGCCTTCTTTATGGTAAGGAAGCCCCAACTATCGGGGTTTACGTCTATCCAAATTTCGCGGCTTCCCTCCAATAGCGCGGTATTACAAAAAAGCCCGATTCGCTTTCCTGTAACTCCGTCGGCGTATTTGTTCGCCTTGACCCACGCTAAAATAGTGAAGTTCCCGGTTAAGGGTATGACGTTAGCCGGAACTTCGGCGTAGCCTTCGCCGGGGAAGCGTAGGCAGTTGCCCTGTTTGCCTACGACAAAGGGACAGCCCACTATTTCCGCGTCGTGGCGGTTGGCGGCGAAGTCATAGGCTACGGTTGAACCGTCCACTTCGTCGAAGGGAAGGTTAAGTATAAGGTTTTGCTCTAATGCCATGTTACTTGCGTTTATCGGTTGTTTTTATTCTCGCTTGCTCCGTGGCCTGGGTTTGGCACTCTCCGCCGTGAAGGATGACGCTTACCCGTGCGTTGTCGCTTGCTGTTACGTTGACCTTTGCCGCGCCGTCTATGCTGACGACGACAAAGGCGTTATTTCTTGCCGTGATGGTTATCTCGCTGTTGTCACGCGCCCACACTTGGCCGGCATCAAAGTTACCGTATTCCACCGTCCCGGCGGCGTTGTCGAAGGCTATAACACTTCTTGGACTTTTCGCCGCTATTAGGTCGTCGGTGCAAAACACACCGAAGCGGGCGCGTATGTCGGCGAACTCGGCGCGAAGTTCCGGCGAAGGGTAGTTATTTTCGGAGCAGAAGTCCTGACCCTTGACGAAAAGGGTTATAAGGCGTTCTTTGGAAGAAGCCTTTAATATGAAGTCATACCACTCCGAACAAATACCCGCCGCCTTCGCTTCGGCTGCTAATCGTTGTTTAAGTTCTTGTAGTTGCATTTTGCTGTTGTGTTAGTCGGTTATTCCTTGGCTTCGTAGGTCGTCGCCGTCGTCTATTCCCAAACGGTTAAGTATGGATATAAGGCTTCCGGCTATGTTCCCTAATCGGTTATCCATGCTTGAAAGGTGGATAAGCTGCTGCCTAAAAATTTCAATGGCTATAACTTGGTTCTGCCTTACGGCGTTGGTCTGGCCTGCCAATAGGTCTATACTCTCTTGGCTTGCCCCCTTTATTGCACCGCTTAGGCTTGTCGGGTCGCTTTCGTCTTCCAATTCGGCGAATAGGTCTTTATACATATCCATCGCCGCCTTGAAGTTCTGCCCGGCTGCGGCTACCGCTGCCTTAAAGCGGTCTTGTTCGGCTTGGGTTAGTCCGTCGAAACTGCCGTTTCCTTCTGCGTCGAAGCCCATATCTTTTTGAAGCTGCTTAATTGCGTTCTGCAATGGCTTCTCCAAAAATTGAAGTTTTAGGGCGTTGGAAACAGCGTTTTTAAGCACGTTGTCGGCTACGTCGCCGAATACCTTTGCAGCGTCCTCTCCGCTCTCGAAGGCTTCTATAAGTGCGTCCTTTAATTCGTTGGCTAAGTCCCCGGCGGAAGTTTGGGTGATGCTTTTCGTGATTTCGGCGATGATGTCCTCAATCTGTCGCCCGGCTTCGGCGTAGCGTTCTTGGAACTCCTCGACGCGTCCCCAATCGGTTTTCTTCTTGGAGATTTCGTCGTTAATCATTCCTTGTATTTCGTTCTGCTGCTGCCGTAGGTTCTGAATTAACGCACTTTGGTTTTGGTAGACGGTTTCGCCGAGGGCTTTGTCTACGGCGTGTTCCAATGCTGTATAGGCACGTCCCAACCGGGTAACGGCTTCTTCGTGCTTCTTAATGGACTTTTCGGCCTTGCGGTCGCGGCTGTTGAATAGGTCGAAGGCTGACGACAAAAAGCCTATGGATCCTTGAATAATGCTTAACGGGTTGGCGGTGGCTATGCCTGTGGCAATTTGGGAGGCCCCGTCCAACATTCCGCCTATGTCGCCTAATATGGCTTCCGTTTCCTCGTCCATGCTTATACCCATCTTCTTTATGCCGTTTGTCACGCTTCCGAAGCACGACGAAAGGAAGGTTAGGCTACTGCCGAGGTCGCCGAAGGCTTCCTTAAAGCCCGCGCCGACGCTCTTTGCTACCCCTGTTTCTTTGTTAAGGGCGGCGTTCAATATATCGAGCTGTTCCTGTCCTTCTATGGTAAGTTCGCCCTTAATTTTAAGTCCGTTAAGGGTGGCTATTTTCTTGCGGAGCATATCGACGTAACTACTACCTTCCGCCAATAGGTCGGCGTAGGCTTCCTTCGCGGCTCCGGCTAATGTGGTGTCGCTGCTGTTTATCGCGTCGGTATAGTCGGCGTATTGCTTCTTCTTTTCTTCCAACGACTTTACAAAGGGGTCGTCGCTGTCTAATAACTTTTCCGCTTTCATAGCGGCGCGAAGCTCGCTTAGACTTTGGCGAAGGGCCAGGAACGGGTTACGGGTGGCTAACTCGTTCTTCGCCTTTTGTAGTTGGTCGTTAATGGCTTTAAGGTCGGCGGGGTTGAACTCTGCCGAAAGGTTAATTTTCCGGCTGTTGATGTCGTTCAAAAGTCGGTTAATCGTGGTCGTACTGAGCCGAGAAATGTCGCTAAACAACTGCCCCCAACTTTCGGAAGCCATAAGACGCTGCGCCGCCAATTTGGAAAGTTCGCTTTGTTGCTTGGCGTTAATCTGCGCTATCATGGAAGCGTTGCCCTGTTGCTCGGCTAATGCACGTTGGGCGGCGTACTTTTCAAGTATCGCGGTTTCCTGTTCTTGGTAGGTCTTATATTCTTCTAAAAGTGCGTCGTATTGTTCGCTACCGCTTCGTTTGGAGTATTCCTCGCGCTTCTTTTCAAGCGCGGCTAATGCGGCTTCGGCTACTTGGCGTTCTGCGTCCGTGGCGGATTCTGCCGCTTGACGGCTTAAAAGTTCCTTCTTCCGGGCGTAACTTTCTTCAAAGTCTATCTTCTCTTGAAGGTAGCCCGCATATTCCTGTAACAAAGCCTTCGTTTCTTCCTTCGCCTGTTGGCGTGTGTCTGCTTCGGCGGTGTTAAGGATTTCCGCCTTGGCGTTATCCACGTCGGAATTATCCCCGGCCAACTCGGAACGTCGGCGTTCAATGGTCGCCAACATCTCGCTAATGGTCTTGCACTGGGCTAACTCCTGTTGTAGTTGCGTGTCGAAGGCTGAAATAACCGATTCGCGGGTGGCGTTGGCTATCTCGTTGTTAAGGGTTGTAAGGTTCTTTAAGTCGGTAGCGGTTTTGGCTGTCTTGGCTTCAATGGCGGCGCGTTGGTTCTCCAAATATTGCAGATAACTGCTGCCTTCCTTCAATAAGGGCGCGAACTCGGAAGCGGCGGCGTTCCTTACGGTTTCGTCGCTGCTTGTTATCCACTTCAAATATTTTTCATAAAGCGTCTTTCGCTGTGCCAACTGCTCGGCGAAGGGGTCTTTATTGTTACCATTACCGCCACTTCCACCGCTACCGCCGGAAGAAGTTTTAAGGCTCAACCTATCTACTTCTTTTTGTTGGGCGGCTATCTGCCGGGCGAGTTTGGAGCGTTCCGCGTCGGTAGCCGCGTCGTTATAAAGCCCGCGAAGGCGTTGTAGTTCCTTTTCGGCGGCCGCTACGCTTCCTTCTACCACTTGCCCGGCTTGGTTGCCTATCTGCGCTAATATTGCCTGTTCCTGTGCCGTAAATTGGGTTTGTTGTTCTATTAAGGTTTTGGCGGCATCCTGCATCTCGGTTAACTCCTGTTTAGCCCGTGCCTTGGCACTATTAGCCACTTCGATATAATATCCTGTAACGCCGCCGTATTGTCCGCTACTCGTCTGCACGAATTGGCTAACCGTGTCCGGCATAGCGTCTATTTCGGCTTGTTTCTTAATAATTTCTTGGTACTTCTCGGCGGCGAGGTTCTGCGCGGCCAATGCCTTCGCCTTCAAAATACACGCTTCAACGAATTTAGCGGAATTTTTAATAAGAAGGTCTTCGGCTTCCTTGGCGTTTCGGACTTTATAGCCGAGGTCGTTGAACTTGTCGGCGTTATCCTGTACCCACTTTTCGCGGTCTTTTAAGTTGTCGGTTAGTTGGATCCATTCCGCTTGTAAGGCCCGGTAAGCGGCTATCGGTTTCCCGGCGGCTTCTGCTACCTTCTTGTTGAACTCGTCGGCGGCTTTCTTCGCTTCGGCCTGTTTGCTGTTCAACTTGGAAATAATGTAAATAATTCCTGTAATGGCTGCGGAAAGTCCGAGGGTAAGTGTCGCCATAAGTGCTTGGGCGGCGACGGTGGAAATACCCAACGCCCCGGCTAACTTCAAGTTGGCAGCGGCTAACATTTCCTTCGCCTTGGCGACGGTTACAAGCATAAACGCGCTATCCTTGTTTAAGGCGTTGGCTACCTGCTGCAAACCCATTGTTATTGACATAAGGGCCTGCACCTTCAGCATTATTTTTTGAAGGTTTTCGTTCTCTCCGGCGAAAAGGGCTACCGCGCCTTGTGCCGTGCTGAACGCTCCGGCTACGCCACTAAGTCCGGCTATCATTCCTTGAAGTCCGGCGTTATCGTGGCTAAATATTCGGGCTTGGGTCTGTGCGTCGCCTATGGCGTTGGCAAGTCGCCCGGCTTCCTGTTGCAACTTTCGGAAGGTTTCCGTTCCGCGCAGTCCGGCTTCTTCCATTTGTCCTAACTGCTCCCGGACGTTGCGGAGCTGCGTCCTTAACGAAGTTTGGGCGTTGGCATTATTACGGGCGGCTTCCTCTGCCTTCCTTAACTGCTGTTCCTCGCGTAGAAGTGCGTCGGCTTGCTTTCCGGCTTCGTCTATGACGGTTTGGCGTAGGGTTATTTCTTCGCGGAGTTGGGCTTGTTTGGTTTGAAGTGCTGCGGCTTCTTCCTTATGCCCTGCCGAAAGGGCCTTAGACGCTTCCACGCCGAGCCGCTTGTATTCGGCTTCCAATTCGGCAATAGCCGCCTTATTGGTGTCTACTACCACGTCTATTTGTGCAAAGGCTTTGTCTATGGCTTGGGCGGCGCGTGTAAAGGCTCCGTCCATCTGCTTACCGCCTAAGACGGCCGCGCCTTGGAACTCCTGTATAGCCTTCTTACTCTCGTTAAGAACGCTAATTAGCTGCTTGTTGGTGCCGGAAATATCAAACGACAGCCCGCCGCCTTGTATATTCATCGGTTTCTGCTGTTTATAAGGTTCATAAGTTGCTCGGCGTTGTCGTCTGTAAGGGCTATTTCGGTGTCGTCGCCGCCGGACTTTCCGGGGGTGGTGCTTCCCTTGCCTTTATCGTCTATGCCGGGCGCGTCTATCATCATTCGTAGTACCTCGCCCCACGAAATACCGTGTAGCAAGTAGTCCAACGTCCAGCCGAAGTGTGCGCAGACGGAACCCCGGCGGCCCTGTGGACTTTTTAACCCTGTTGCTCTATACGTGTCGCTTCCGGGTCGCTTGTTCGCGCTGCGCTCATCAACCGCATAGAGTTTACAAAATCCCCTAAATTGCTTACGTTGGTTACTATAATTGCCAAAGTAAGAAGTTCGGAAGGTTTAAGGGTATGGAAGAAAAGCCGGGTAAGGTCGCGCAGGGCTTTCTTGTCTTCCTTCCGGCGGTAGGTCGTTCCGTCGTAGGTGGCTATATAGTAGTCTTCGCCCAATACGGCGACGGCTACCACTTCGGCAAGTTTTGCGGCTTCCTTGCTTGCCAAAGCGCGGGCGGTGCGTAAATAATCGTCGTCGCCTAACTTGGTTTCGTCTATCTCCATTTGAAGCCAAAGAAGGCTAAGACGGTCTAAGGTGGCTAACGTCGGTTCTTTAATCTTGTAAACCTTCGTTTCGGTTATCTTCTCCCGGCGACGGAAAAAGCCCCAAAAGCCCGGCTTACGGCGGTAGTGTGTTACCTCTATATCGAAGTCCACCCCTTCGCCTATCATCTTGCGCAGTTCCGCTTGCTCACGGTTCAACGCTTCTAATTTTTCGTTCTGCGGCATGGTCTTAATAATTGGGAAGGCCCCGGAACAATGTAGCGGGGCCTTCCGGGTTTGGTGTAAATGTGCGGGGCTGCTCGGTTAGGTCGTCTTCTTGATGACGGTAACGTACAACTTTTTAAGCCCGTCGGTATGGGGCTTCTGCACGGTGGCGGTAACTTCAAGAAGAAGGAGGCCTTTCTTGGAAAATTCGCCGTTGAACTTCGCCTTAATCTTGGCGCGGGGAACTTGAAACTTCAAGCCCTTGCGCGGAACGATGATAAGCGATTCTTCAACGTCGGCGGTAGCGTCGGGGTAGGCGTAAATGTCTGCCGCAATTTCGCCGCCGAAAAGACGTTTAAGACAGGCGAGGTCGGGGTTCATAATGGAAAAGGCAAACGTAGTTTTCCCGGCTTTGGTTATAATCTCTTCCGGGTCGTCGTTTTCCTCGGAGTAAAACTCCGTTTCCTCGCCGTCTTCCTGTGTCATCTTCGCTGTGTCTTGGTAGGTCAGGCCGTAACGGGTATAGCCCGTTTCGTTGAAGTCGCCCCTTGCGGGTTCGCCTTCCTTTCCGAGAATTTTGGAAAGGCCTAAGGTAATTGTAGACATAGGGGTATGGTGTTAAATTGTTAATGAATATTCCAGCTTATTCTCAAATTGCGGTAGTGCTGCTTTACCTCAATTTCCTTTATCGTGGTGTCGTTCTCAATCCAATATTCTAAGTCGGCTACGTTCTGTTCGTCCAAATAGGCTACAAGCGCGTCGCCAATGGTGCGTAGGCGTTCCCGGTCGGCTTTGCGCTGTTCCCGTCCGCGTATCTTTACTTTCTTGTCGGAAACAAAGATATTCACGTTGGAAGTTCCCGTTTGGGGCTTTTCGTGCGTTACGGCTATCGTGTTTATTACGATGTCTTCCGCTTCGCTGTCGTCGGGTCGCTCCCCTTGGACGTAAACGCCCCCGGAAATTTTGATTTTCCCGGAAGTAACGGCTTCCTGTACCAACTTGTAGAGGATGTCGTCCGTGTCTATGCTGCTGCAATGTTTCACTACTTGAAGGCGTTTTTAATGTTCGTAACTAAGTCGGCTAAGTGTTTGGCTACCTCCTTTTCGGCAAATTTTTCGGCGGAAGTCAATACGTCGCGGCCTTTGCTCTCGACGTGAACGGCGTAGTTCATACCCGCCACGACTACCAAAGCGTAGCCTTCGGTCTTGCTTCCCACTTGTAAGGCTAACCGCTGCCCTTCATTAACTCCGGCGTGTCCGCCCTTGACTGCGGCAAAAGCCACGTTCACGGGTTTTCCGTCCACTAATACGACGTAGCCAATAGACGAGCGTAGGTTTCCCGTGCGGTCTTTGAAGCCACGTTCCGGCGGTATCATCTTCGCTAACTTTACGGCTTCTTCGCCTACGCGGGTAAGGCTTTCTATTAGCTGCCTATCCACTTCGGCTAACAACGCCTTAAAGGTTGCGTCGATGTCGTTAATATTGAAGTTCGCGCTTATACCCATAGCCTACAATGAAGTCGCCCTTTATCGAATTTCAAGCACTCGCCAATAATCCTAACTGCTCCTTCCGCCTGTGCGTCCTGTAAGGCTTCGTCGGTAAGCTCTGACGGTAGCAGCTCGCGGTCGGCTGCGGCCACTTCCTGGCCCAATCCTACGCGCTCCGTTCCCGCCGGAAGTTGGATAAGGGAAGCGAATGTTATAAACCTTCCGTTAGCCGCCTGTATCTGCGTTCCCTTGCCGTTGGTTTCTTCCCGGCATGAAGCGTGAAGTTTCCACGCCGCCCCGGTTGTCTGCCAACTGCCGTTAGCGTCCTGTACTGCTTCCCCGTCGCTATTGCGGACGTAAAGGAAGTGCGGGTATTGGTTGTTTATAATGTCTTGAATTGCTACCATATCCGGCTTCGGTTTTTAACCTTCGGCGCGTTGGCGGGTGTTATCCCCAATTCGCCGCAGGTTTGATTATACCAAAACTTAATAGCTTCCCAATTCCACGAAACGGAATAGCCGCCTTCGCTGACGTTTGCCAACGGAATAATAGAGCCGAACTCTTTGCAAAGGGCGGTTTTCGCCGTCCTTACGTCTACTTCGGCTTCGGGGTCGGGAATTAGCCCGGCTTGGTTGGCTAAAATCAATTCCGCGTCTGTTGCGGTTACGCCGAAGCGGTAAGCGGTGCGGGTTATCCATTCTTTGTAGGTCATCGTTGGAAGGGTTTAAGCCGGGAAGCCCCGAAGGACTCCCCGGACGGTTAGGGTTAGTGGTTCCACTTGTTAGCGTCGGTAGACATAAGCCAACTATCGGATGAAGTTTCCCACGCGGGGAAGGCGTTAGCAATACCCATCGTTACTTCTTCAAGCGGTTCCTCGTTGGCGAACTTCTTAATAAGGGTATGGCCGTTGAGGGTCTTGAGGGCTACCGAACCCTTTACGTTAAGGTCGGCGGGGCGTTTCCAGAAGGTATGGCCCAAAACCTTGCTTGCGCTGAACATTACCACGTCGTTAACGAAGGGGTTGCCACTGAACGGGCGGCTTCCGTCGCCTAATTCGATGGTTATGTCTTGGTCGATGACAATGATTTGAAGCCCGTAAAGGTAGGAAAGGCCACGAAGGGCGGTGTTTACCTGTTCGAGGCTCGGTGTCTGCTGAACGCCGAGCGCGTTGGCGGCGAAGGAAGCACACGTTTTCTGCACTTCTTCGGTTTCCGTGAAGGTGGCGAAGGTTTCCGTAGACATAAAGGCGTACTTCAACGTAACGCCCTTCTTCTTGGCGGCTTTTACAACTGCCTTGAAGTCCTTTGTAATAGGACGGGCGGCGGTGGAATTAGCCCACGAAGCGGAACCGGTTTGGAAGCCTACCTTTTGTTCTTCGGGGATAAGGTAGTCTACATCGTATTCGGTAAGTACCGAAGTGTTGTTTTCGTTGGTAAGGCGAATTTTACCGAGTGAAATGGACTGCAACGCTATCCACTCCAAACGGGCGGCTACGCCGTCCCAACAGAATTTAGTGTCTTCGGCCCACGCTTCCACAAGTGCGCGAAGGTCGGGGTTCTTCGACGTGCGGGCTATCATAAGTTCGTAGTCGTCGAGTTCTTCCTCGTTCTTGGTGCGCTTAATGGCAATTTTGGGGATATCGCCCTGAATACGGGCTATTGCCTCGCGGGTCTTCTTGTCAATGGTTGCGCCACGGGCTACGAGGTCGGCGGCAATTTTAAGCCCTATTCGCGTTTCCAACGCTTTCCACGTTAGGGAGTAGTTCTCCTTCAACGGGAAAAGTGTAGGATAGTAGAAGGGTTTAAGGTCGTAGGTCTTGACTACGCCCGCCATATCCTGTTCGTTAAGCCCCTGCATTAAAGTAGGTATCATAACTTATTGTTGTGGCTTGTTGGTTAGATGAATTTAATTGTAGGAAGGGCGGCCTTAATCGCGTCGCTAATCGGGGGGCAAAGCGCGGTTTTGAACTGCCCGAAGGTCACGGCTGCGACGGGGGTGTTAGTAAGTGCTTCCACCGGGTAAGAGTCGCCGACGCAAGCGAAGGGGGCGTATTTGAACGCCGAAACGGTTGCGCTTTCTTCTTTGGCCTGGGTAAGCACTCCACCGACGGGAATAGCCGCGCCGAGGGTCGTTCCTACGGTAATAGTGTCGTGGGTCTTGGCGGTGGTGTCAATGGCTGTAATAGCGTATGACTTCGCGCCCGTCTTGAACATCACGAAGTCGCCTACTTTGAAGTGGTGCCCCTTGGCTACCTTGTAGGCTACGGCGGTGCTGGTGGCGGCTTCCGTTACTTCTGCCGTCTTGACGAGGTGGTAAATGCCCGCTTCGTCGGGGGAAATAACGGAACCTTCACGAAGGGGAACGCCGGGGATAAGGTCGGCGACGCTAACGGTTACACCGTTGGGAACGTCGGCGAGGTTGTGCGTACAGGCGTGGGCGGTGCGCTCGTCCTGTTCGCGTTTTATTCGCATAAATCCCATTTTCGTTGTCGGTTTAGGGGTTGTTAAATTTCCTTCCCGGTAAGGGTCGGACTTGGTGAACTCTGTGCGGCGATGTAGTCTGCTACGCCTTGGCTAATACCTTCTTTGGTCACGGCTCCAAAGAGGGGCTTATCGTGGCTTTGCAGTCCTTTGTCGCTCTGCTCCTGTGCTATGCCGTCGAGGTCGGCCTGCACTTCGTTTAAGTACCCGTTAAAGTCTTCGTCGTCCTTAAAGGTGGGGGCTACGCGGTCGAAGCTGCGCAGCATCATTTCACGCTGCTTGCCCTCAATCTTGGCGGCTTCCAACTTCGCTACAAATTGTTCGCGGCGGGTGGCTGTGGTCTTTTCGGCGCGTAGGCTGTCGTAGCCTTCGCGTAATACCTTGTTTTCCTCGCGGATAATTTCGCGTATCTGCTCGGCTGTCAATGCTCCCGCCGGGGCCGGTGGTGTCTGCTCTCCGGGCTTCGGGTCGCCGCCGCCCTGTTCCTTCTCCTTGAAGTCGTACTTACGTCTAAGGCTTTCTTCGTGGGTCTTGTTGGCTTTGGCTATCTCCGCGTCGGTTCGGCTTCGGTAGTCCTTAACGAATTTGCTAACCTTGTCGGCGGTAAGATTACCTACGACTTCGGTTGCTTCTTCAATGTTCGCAGCGTTTAGGCCAATGAAGGCCGCAAGCTGCGTTAAACCGTCTTTTCGCTCGCCTGCGAATTTTTCTTGCAGTAGGGCTAAAATTGCTAATGTTAATTCGTCCATAAATAATTTGTAGTTGGGGTTACTTAAACTAAGCGCAAAGTTAGCGTATTACCTTAATACAAGTCCAAATCGCAAGCGGCAAACACTTCGCCGAAACTTCCAACCCTCGGCGGGTTATGCCATACACTTTGTTAGGCTTTTATATGCGGAATGTGAATTATTTGCAGTAACTTTGCGGTGTAGCTGGGGAAAAATCCGGCTATTATCGAAGAAGCGATAGGTTCTTAGTATTTGAAAATCGCCAAATTAACAAATTACGAAGAATGAACCTAAGCGCGTAGCGTCGTATATCCTTACCCCGATATGCCGATGAAGCGCGGCTATACGGTTTGTTTTCGTAAGGCGTTTGGCGATGCCGCAAATACTCAAACCTATATAGTCCGCGCTTTTTTCGTGTGTCTTACCCTGCTGCTTCGGGCGGTGGCGCAAAGTTACTCATAAATTATGAAGAAGTTACTTTTACTGCTCTGCCTATTGCTCCCGGTGGTGGTTTTCGCTCAAACGAAGAAACAGGGAAGCATTGAAAATCTGAACGCTAACCCGCGTTTTGGCGGTTTCGTATTGGGGGATTCTATTACCCACTACCTAACGCGTCTTGAACCTGTTGAAGAGTTGGGAAACGGTGGCTTTAAGTGTGAAGCTACTGACCGGGATAACTTTGATTATCGCCTCCGCTCTGTATCGCCTATTTCCGTTTACGTAACCGTGGAAAAACACCGAATAAAAAACATTTATGCTGTTTATCCTTATGGAAATTCCAACGATATTATAGCCGGACTGATGGATAACTACGGCAATTATAGCGCGTATTCAAATGGTTCCTATAATTGGTATGGTAAAGACATATTCGTAATGTCGGGAACTAATGGTAATAAAACTTCCTATGTTATTTATTCATACGTCAGTCCTCTATAATGGAAGTTGTGGGTTATATCTTGTTGGCTGCGCTTGTGGCCTGTGTTCTTATTGTCGTTATTGCCCGTGTATCGAAGCGAAGCACGAATAGCCCCGAAACATCCGACGTTCCGGCTTCGCTCTCTATTCGTGTGCAGGGGCGTGAATACTCAATACCAACGCCGGACGCTGATAAATTGACGGCTTGGTCGGAACGGAAGGAAGCCAACGAAACTAACCCCGATTCTTGCGAAACAATGCCGGGCGAAGGTGAAACACTTGTACCCGTGTCCTTCTTTGCTCCGGGGTGCGGGTTGGCGGGTTGGTCTAAATATGAGGACTATTGGGAAGCCTGTAACCGCGCTTCTTGGAATGGTTATAACAACATTGTCGTATCGGTCGCGGACTATGAAGAAGCCGAAGCCTATAAAGCGGAAGCGGAACGACGGGAGCGACTTTTATACACTACCGCCGAACTCAATAACAAAGGTTTGGAACTTGAAAAGCGCGGCGAAGTTCCGGCGGCTATTGCTACTTACGAAGAATGTATAAAGCTGCGCTATCCGGCGTTTCATGCCTATTGGCGGCTTTGTGTTCTGTATCGGAAGGCGAAGGACAAAGAGAACGAACTGCGCGTTATCCGCGTGGCTCTCGACGTATTCCCGGACGATGAAAAGTTTACGGCGCGGCTTAATAAAGTCCTTGCGATGAAGTAGGCGTATTATTCTAATACGAATTGAGTATTTTTTGCTATTGACTTTTTCGGTTGGTAACAATTAGTTACGCCCGTTCCACGTTATACGGTTATGGCTGTGCCTTGGTGGGTATGGTCTTCCCGGTTGTCGTGGTTGGCTGATTTGGATTGGGTGCGTTATTGTCGTATCTTTGCGTTTGAATTAAAGCCCATTACAACTATGGAAGAAAAGAACTTAACCCCCGCCGAATTGTTCTTTACGAAGAAGGCGGAATTTGAATACAGCATAACGGAAGCCGTTAAGCAATTCGCCGGGGCGTATGCCACGGACGTAAATATAGCCGTAGGCGTGTCCGTCGTTCCCGCTCTCGCTGATAGTGGCGACGTTGTAGACTGCCGAATTAGTAACGTAACAATCGAAGCCAAATATAGCCAAAATGGATAAATTTATATACTCCGCTATTGCGTCGGAACTGAACGACATTAAGAACTTACACGGCAAACCCCGGCGCGAAGCTCTACAACGGCTTGACAATATCGTTACGCGGCTATTTCCCCCGGTGGAAGGTTCGCCGCTTCCTTCCGAAGAACTTAACGGCGTGGCTGACGTTATGCCATTACCAACTCCGAGCGGTGCTTCCGCTACTTATTGGTGTGGGCCGCTACCGTTCGGAAAGTATTAAAGGATTTTGTAAACTCTATAAAACCGTTGAAAATGAAAGTACCACAAATAAGAACTACGGACGGCTTGAAGTCTATAACAATACTTCCCGATGAAATGCTTGTCGAATGGTTCCTTTACGACACTACCAACGCCGCCCCGGAAGATGTGGACTTGGTGCAACTTCTTAACTGCGCAGAGCCGGACGCGAAGAAAAACGGCGCAATACTCCGGCAGTGCTTGGAAGGTAAAGCCCGGCTTCTTCCTGTATATCCGGGTATAGGCGAAAAAGAGCCTAACGGCGCGAAGTTCGTAGGCTCTATTATCGACGGCGGTTTATACCTCGTTCCTCTTACTTGAGACTTCTTACAAACGCTATCATTTCCGCGTATTCCGTAGGTAAATACTTCTGGAATACGCGGTTTCCTATAAATGCGTTTTCAAAACAATGGGCTATATATTCGGCTTCACTTGCGCCCTTCCTCTTGAAGTACGCCGTAGAATGGCCCCACCCAACGGAAATTATAAGACTTTTTAGCGTGTCTTGAACGGCGAGTATTTGCTCTATTACGTCGTGCTTGGTTATTCCCCGCTTCGTAAATACCGCGTCACTCATTGAACTTATTTTTTTATAAAGACGGTCTAACCTTTCGGAAAGTACCTTAGCCTTCATAACTTTTGTTTTGGTTGTTTCCGTAACAACTTCATTCTTTACCGGGTCGTATCGTCTTGTCGTTTTTGTGGTTTCGACTTTTTGACGAAGCCGGGCTATCTGTTTGGCGCGAAGGTCTTGCACCTCTGTGCTAAATCTTAAATTCCTTTGCCAATCTATACCATGCCCGAACTCGTGGTATATAAGGGCGCGGCGGTAGTATGGACTTCGGGAGCTGCGTGTACCGCCGTTGTCTATATATACGCGCTTTTCGGAAGGCATATAATAACTATCGTTTCCCGATTTGCTATGAATTGTTAGCGGTATGGGGTGTTTCGGGTCTATTAGGTCGAAGAATTCCCGGCTATATTCGTAGTCGTCGCCGCGCAGCCACTTCCCGCCCTTCTCCAATTCCTTGGGCATATTGGGGGAATAGTTACCCTTCTTCCCTTTGGCTGCTGTCAATTTGCCCGGAAGCGACGCAAAGAAGGCTTTAAGGCGGCTAATGCAGTCGCCGTAGTAGTTGGAAGTGTTGATTTTGGTAGCGTTTAGTTCTTTGTCAATCTCGCTAATTACGTCGTCGTAGCCTATGGCGGTCTTGGCGAAGTCTTCCACCTCACTACGGGCGTGGATCCAATCGGCGCGGCGCGGTAATAATTCGCCCTGCAACCGCTTCAACTCGGCGCGTAGTCCTTCCCGGTCGCCGGACGTTCGTAGCACATCCAACGCTGCCACGTCTAAGCCGTAAGTATAAGCCCACGTCTTAAAGTTGGCTATCTCCCCGTCGAACTCCGTACACGGTTGGGGCGGTTTTGCCGTGGTTCCCGGCATTTGTGCTTTCTGCGGTATGGACGGAAGCAAACCGCCGGAAATAACGCCGTTCTTGAAGTTGTCGCGTATGTAGTACGGCATAGCCTTCCAATTCTTAGAACGGTCGGCTATGGCTTCTATGTGGCTACGGAACGCCGCCGGAACATCGCGGACGGTACGGCGGGAAGGAAGGCTTTTGTAGGTTTGCCCCCGGATTATGGCTTTTAATCGGTTCGCCCTGTCTTTGTTGAACTCGTCGTAGTCGGACATAATAGGCACGACGACGCAACGGCATTGCGGGTGCCAACCGAGGAACTTGAAAGTTTTGGGGTAGTCGCCCGCCAACTCGTCGCAAATGTCGGTTAGCGGTACGGTCTTCCCCTTGCTGTCCTTCGTGGTGTGGTTGTTGCTCAACATCACGCGGAAGCCTACGACAAAATCTAATTGTTGCCATCGTAAGTATTCGGCTTCCCTGTACGCCATATTTACTTCCGTCCGCGCCAAACGCTCGGCGTTCTTGGCTGCACTCCTGTAAACGCCTTGGCCGGGGTGGTACATCTTAGCCGCCTTACTAAGCCGAAGGTTTCCGCCCTTGTCACGGACGCGCCTAAATAGTTTGTCCGGCTGTTGTAGGTATTGGCGAAGGTCGCGGGAGAGCTGCTGTGCGCTGCGCCCTTCGCCTACGGCTACGTCTATACCCAATTCTAACGCCGTCTTAAATTCTTCCGTGTACTTCCATACGCGCTGACTAAGCCCCAAACCTCCGGCTTTACGCTGTTGGAAGGCTTGTAAGGCTTCGAGGTTCCGGGCTTGGTACTTCTCCGCTTCTTCCGGGGTTAGCCGGGACGTGCGAAGTATGGAACCTAAGAAGGCATCGCTTTTGTCGCAGGCCGCTTGCCACTCCGTCCGCGTCCCGGTGGTTATAACGGCTTCTACCTTCTTCGTAAGTCGGGAAAGTATGCCTTCGGCTTGGCGACGTGTAGCCGGGAAGTCGTCGAAACTAAAAACGCCGTCTTCGGGTATGGTTATACGTCCGGCGGCGCGGGCTATCTCGTCGCAAGCGGTGTTATAGAGCCGTTCCACTTGGCGGGCGTACTGCCGCGTCTTGGCGTAGTGCCGGGCATCGAAGCCACGAAGTCGGACTATAAGGCGGTTTTCGGTATAATCGGGCATAAAGTTATTTTTTCGGAATTTCGCGTTTAAGCGCGTTCCGCTTCCGAGGTGGGTACTTTATCCATTCGGAAGGAAACGCGGCTTACACGCGGCTCAAAATGGCTTCTTTTGGTTCGTATTCTCCATAAATAGAGCGTATTACGGAATTTTGGGCGGTTACTTGGGATTAAAGGGTCGGTTCTCCTTCCGTCCATGCGTTGGCCCGGTCTTCTTCCGTTTGTATTTCGGCCTGTTCTGCGTCCGGGTCTTCCGCCCAACCTAAACGGCGTATAGTCGTCTTTTGGCTTGCTATCGGCTTGCCGCCGTTGGCACCTTGAAGAATATTTATTTTCGCCTGTTCGTCCTCAATAATGTAAGGCGTTATCCGGGGCGAAACAATAAGACGGCGGGCGGCGGCTTTGTTCTTGACGTTAGCCGCTCCGAGGTAGGCTAACACGATGTTTGCACGTCGGGTTAAGTAGTCGTCGAATACTTCCATTTTGTCCTGTACCTTTAAGTGTGCGTCCATAAATAGAAGTTGAAGGGCTACGCCGCTAATTGCGCCTATCCCCTTCACGCTATCAAAGGAAATATCGGGCGTTTGGGTAATGGTGTAAATCATTCGGAGAAGCGTGTCTATTTCCAACCTTACGCTTTCCGGGGCCTGCGCCCATGATAGGTAGGTTGCTTTCGCGCCTTCCTCGCCTTCGATTATCGCTCCGGCTTCGCCCTTCCTTGCGAAGCCCAATATTTTGCCTTCTACAAAGATTTTCGGGCTTGCGTGGTAGTCGTTGGTATCGGCGAAGTTGGAAAGTAACTTTTCCAAACGGTCGATAAGGCTCTGCACGTCTTCCCACTCTACGGCGGGTTGACTTCCGTACACTATGGGGATTTTGCCGATGGTTAGCTGCTTGGGGTAGCCCTCGACTAACTCCCAGTTCTTGGCTTCCGTCCCGGTCGGGCCTTCCGCCGTCCATATATAGTGCGCGTCCTTCGTGTAGGTTTCAAAGTAAGTGCGCGTAGTCAGGTCGTCTGCCTTCTTTGTGAACTCACGGGAAAAGGCTATTAGGTCGCGGTTGTCGTCGAAGTATGGGTAAAGTTTATCCCCGAAGGCGGGACTAAACAGGGCTACGCGGAACTTCGTTTTTGTCGGGAAGCCGTAGAGGTCGTGCGTTTCCTCGGTTTCTACCGGGTACCAATATTCGGCTACCTCGGTAGAATTGAAAATACTACGGGCTACGCGGCGGTTAAGGGTTCTTTCCTTGACTTCGTGGAATACACGTTTAAGTGCGGCAAATACCGCCTTTTCCTCGTCGCCCTGCGGGTCTGCATCGTAGGCGGGCGGGTTGCCGAAGGTAAAGGCTACGGCGCGTTTTACTATCAACTTTTGAAGGGCTAACGCGATGCGGGCTACGGGTTCAATTCTAAACCCCTGTTCCGTCGTAAGCTCTGCGTTTACGTTGATGTTCTTGACTTGCCCGTATTCCTCGCTATCCTTGTCAATTACTACAAGTTTGTCCGGGCGTTTGCGCGGGTCGTTGATGTCGTGCTTTGCAGGGTCGTACTGCGCGGCGTACTGCTCCGAATTGGGAAGGGTCGTAATTCGCCCGTTTCTCAACTCGTTTATAGCTGCGGGGTAGTCGCCCGCTTTCAGTAGTTCGTCAATAGGTGGCATAGTCTATTGGGGTTTATGGGGGTTAGAAAATTTGTTTTAATCTTGAAATACTTTGTTTCCCGTCGGGGCGTTTCTCCACCGTTCCCGTTAAAGCGTCCGGCGCGTCGTCGTGGGTGTTTCTTCCCTGCTTCTTGTATTGGGTTATAGCCTTGTGGAACTTCGGCCATAAGTGTGCCCACTCCTTCGGGAAGTGTGTAAGGTTCTGCACCTCGTTTGAATGGCTGAATATTCGTATATCCTTATTTTCTCCTTGGTGGAACCAGCGTACAACGGTACGGCGGTTTCCCAATATCCGGCAGTTTTCTTCTACCTTCCGGGCGAAGCCGCGCCCGCCGTTGTTACTCTCTATTATCGCTTCCTCTACTTCCCACTTCGTAAGGATCCGCGCCGTTTCCGGCTCGGTCGTTTCCATTGCGGCCTGGGTATAGTACACGTCTAAAATGAAATTGCCTATTTCCGTTTCGACGTAGACAATACAGCAAAGGAAGTCTTCGCCCGTGTCGGCGGTATCGACGTAGGCTTTTACTTTGTGCTTCTTGGTTACGGGCAATACTTCGTAGGTCTTAAACTCGCGTTCGTACATAAGCCCCGTTATCGGTCGGGGGTTCTGCATATACTGCGTTTCAAATACCCACCCGCTTTTTTCTTCCAATTCGTGAAGTTCGGCTAACGTGTGTTTGAACTCCCACAGCGGCCGCTCCTTGCCGTCGTCGTCAATCTCAATAACGGGAAGGCTCAATACTACCCATTCGTCCGGCTCCAACTTCTGCAAGTAGCCGCAAAGGTCGTCTTCGTCCAAACGCTGCATAATTATAATTATCGGCGTTTTTCGGCTGTTAACGCGGTTTCGTATGGTGGTTTCAAACTTTTGGTTTACCTTCTCGCGTATTTGTTCGCTTCGTGCGTCGTCCGGCTTAATTGGGTCGTCGATGACTATCGCGCCGCCGAACTCGTCCCCTTCGGAAGTAATGGCGGCTACCTCGTCGCCTAATTCCTCGTCTTCGTCCTTATCCACCAAACCCGCGCCGAAGCCTGTTACCTGTCCGGCTGATGAAACGGCGTAAAGTCCGCCCCCGGCTTTTGTAAACCATTTGCGGGTGTTTACGCTCGTCGGCATCGCGTCCGGGAACAATCGCCTATAACTCGGTTCGCGCAGAATTTCCTGTACTCCCCGGCTGTTGTCGCGGGCTAAGTCGTCCGAATAACTGAGGTGTATAAACTTCGCCTTGGGGTTAATGGCGAAGCCTTCCGCGATGAAGTTCTTTACCGCTAATTCGGTCTTGCCGTAGCGTGGCGCGATGTTTATTATAAGCCGGGTTATCTCGCCCTTCAATACCTTGTCTAAGGCTTCGGCTATCCTTTCGTGATGTTTGCCTACGACGAACTTACGCTTATACTTTTCTTTGAAAAAGAAGCGTGTAAAGTTTAGCGTTCCTTGGCGGATCCACATCTTTATTACGTCTATGTCGCGGCAGAAGGACATTAGTATTTTTCGTTTAGGGTTTTGAATAGTTCGGCGGCTTCTTCCTTCGTAAGCGTCCGGGCCGGTATCAAGTCGCCGCCGTCCTTTCCTGTAAGTTCCATTCGCTGTGTGGGCTTGCCGTACTGCCTTTCGCGCAGCTTGTCTAACGTCGTGGTCTTGCCGTTCTTCATGTCGCTAAGTATGGCCCGCGCTAATCCTTTGGGGTATATCGGGGCTTCCTCCCACTTTACAAGTAGTTGAAGGTCGGCGAAGGTAAAGGAAAGTATAGCGGCTTCCCATTCGTTAATCTCCACGGCGGAAAGGCTGTAAAACTTCTTCGCCTTCGCCTTGCTCCCGAATATCTTTACAAGCTGTTCGGGTACGCGGCTTTTGGGGCGGCCTTTGGGGTTGCCACTCTGTCCGGGTTTGAACTGATGCGGGGTTATGTTTTCGGGGTTTGGCATATCGCTGTTTTTTTGTCGTTTTGTCGCTGTTCCTTATTCTGCTTCCTCGTCCGGGGCGAAGTTGCCTAATAGTTCCGCTTTGTCGCCCGTGTATTCTTCCCACCGCTTTATTATCACGTCTATATAGGCGGGGTCTAATTCCACGGTATAACAGGAGCGGGCCAACTGCTCGGCCGCCATAAGGGTGCTTCCGCTTCCGCCGAATAGGTCTAACACTACTTCGCCGGGGCGTGTGCTGTTCTTAATGGCGCGTCCCATAAGTTTTATAGGCTTCATCGTGGGGTGGTCGGCTGAACGTAGCGGCTTATCCTCGTGTATTGTCGTGGTCGGGGTGGCTTCGCCCAATAGCGAACGAAGAAGGGCTTTTAACTCGTCCTTCGTCATTGCATCTATGTCCGGGGCTTCGTCCTCGGTTACGGTCAATAGGTCGCGGCGGTTTACGAAGAAGTGCGACGCGCCGGGCTTCCAACCGTATAGGCAGGGTTCGTGCTTCCATTGGTAGTCCTGTCGCCCTAATACCATGTTGTTTTTAACCCATATAAGTATCTGCTTCAACTCCCAACCCACGGACTTAACCGCCAATTTGAAGTTAAGCCCTTCCGTTCCGGCGTGCCAAATGTAGAACGCGCCGCCCTTCTTGAGGTAGCGGTTGGCGTTGTCGAAGGCGGCTTTAAGGAACTCTAAAAAGGCTTCGTCGCCCATCTTGTCGTTGGCTATGTCCTTTTGTACCCGGTTCCCTTTGTCGGCGGCGTTTAGGGCTTCGTTCTTGCTTGAATAGTCCACGTTATAGGGCGGGTCGGTTAAGAATAGGTCTACTTTGCCTTCGCCTATCAGGATATCCAATACTTCCGGCTTCGTGCTGTCGCCACAGATTAGGCGGTGGTTTCCCAATCGGTAGACATTCCCGTATTTCGCCTTCGGCTTGCTCGGTAAGTTCTCGCCTACGTTAAAGTCGTCTTCCTCCGCTTCTTCTTCGGCTTGCCCTGTGTCAATGTCGGGAAGTTCCACGGCCCAACGGTCGAGGTCGTCTAACTCCCATTCGTTGGCTAAGTCGTTATAATCCCAATCGCCGAAGGCTACGTTATCCTTTATGACAATGGCGCGTAGTTTCTCCGGCGTTGTTTCCGGCGGTATTATTTTCGCTATTGTTTCCGTGTAGCCCAATTCTTTAAGGGCGCGGTAACGCATATTTCCGCCTATAATGACGTTATGCCCGTCGTATTGGTAAATAAGCACTTCCCGAAGTGCCAACATTTCGGGGTCGTCCTCTATCGACGCTTTCAACTTCCTAAATTTTACGTCGTCCTTCATCATTCGCGGGTTCTTCGGAACTCCGGGAATTTGCCCTTTGTTCAGTTCCAAATCCGACAACTTCAATACGACGCTTTGCACCAATGGCGCGAGGGCCTTGGCGGGGGTAGCTGCTCCTTCCTGTATTTTCTTCTTTGCCATAGTTTCCGGGGGTTAAGGGTTAGAAGGGTGCTGGGCCGCTGTATCCGCCGCCGAAGGGGTCAGCCCAATACGCCATAGACGCGCCGCGCATACTCGCTACCGTAGAACTCTGAATAGCGGAACCGTTGCCGCCGCTTCCTGTGCTTCCGTTATCTTCTGCCATTTTCGTGGGGTGTTAATCGTTAAACTTTTTCCGTATCAAGTCCGCCCATGCGTCTTTACCCCATACGGGCTTCCGTATGGTTTGGTAGCGTTCCAATATCCGGCTAAAAAATTCGTCGTAGAAGTCGTAAAGTTCCGGGCTTTCCTCTATCGTGAATTGCTCAATACTGCCGGAACTGCGTAGGTTCGCCGAGCCGTGGGCTATTATCTTCTTCCCGCCTAATGTTTCAAACTGCGCCGTTTTGGTGTGGACGTTCGCCACGGCTAATTGTAGACGGTTGTCTATATCCAAATGGCGGTAAATGTAGGGTATTAAAGCCCGTATCTCCATGTTGTAGAAGTACGCGCTTATTATTAGGTTCAATTCGTCTATATAGCCGTGGGTTATAAGGTTGTGTAGGCTGTCTATGTTGTTTTGGTTCATCGACAGCGTGGAAATTGTCAACTTCTTACACTTGGCGTTATTCCTCACTATGAAGGCTTCTAAGAAGTCGCCGAAAATGAACGAGCCGTTAACTATCACGTCGTAGCGGCTCCCCTCGGTCATCTCTATATCACGCGCCAATTTTACGGCGTTGTCGTACATAACGAAGTCCGGTTTACGGGTGTAAACCTTCGGCTTTATGTAGCGTGTTTCTTCCCCTTCGTCGTCGCTTAGAACGTCAAAGAGGGAAGTATCTACGTCGGGAAGGTCGAAGTTACCTATATCCCCTATGTCGAAGTTAAAGCCGTCTTCGTCGGCCTGGGTCTTTTTTCGTCTGCTCATTTCCTGTGTCGGTTTATGGAAAAGGGCGCGGTTTCGGTCGCCGCGCCCTTCCGCTTCGGCAGTGTCGCCGTTGCTTTCAGCTATATGGAATTTCGTAGAAGCCTATGTTAGCCACGTTATCCACACCCAAACAATGCCTTCAACCACGAAGTAAAGAAGAAGCCACGTTAAAGCCCCGGCGGTCGTCCATAGGAAGTCGGCAAGTTCCGGCGTTCCTTTCTTGGTTACGCGGTCGTAAACTTCCTTTGCCACTCCTACCAATATGGCTATACCCACGGCGAAAAGCACGGGTATAAAGTTGGTAAGAACTCCGGCAATAAGAAGCCCGGCGGCGTAATGGAGTTTCTTGTCGTAGGCTATCCGCTTAATGAAGGCGGCGGCTTTTTCTATTGCTTGTTTGGGTGTCATACGCGGGCGGTTTATTATGCCGCAAAGTTAAAGGGTTTGCCGTATTAAATTGATACGACAAACCCTAAAACACTTCGCTAAAACTTCAAGTAGGCGGCTATACTGCGCCCAAATACTCCGTTATTTCGCGTTTGAAGTCGTCGAAGCTGCGGACTATAACGTACTTGTTGCCGTTGGCTTCGGCGGCTTTCTGCCATTCCTTCTGCGTCCGTCGTTGTGTGCCTTCCTCGGTCTTGAACTCCACGCAAAGGGAAGCGTAGCCGCCCGAAGGCTTCAAGAGGATAGCGTCTGCAACTCCGGCGGTAACGCCTTCCGCCTTCAATATCCCGGCTTCCCGTTTATTGCGTCCGCCGCCGTTAGGAACTGCAAAGAATACCGGGCGAAGGTGCGGGTATTGTAGCCCAAACCAATAGAAGCAGTTCCTTTGTATGTGGCTTTCTATGTGCCGGGGCTTCGTCTTCTCCTTGGTGGCGTTGGCTCTCGCTACCAATTCGTCGTAGGTAAAGCGGGGCTTCTTCGTTCCGGCGAGGCGGACGGGTTCGTAGCACTCGCCTATAAACTCGTCGAAGCCGTACTTTCTTTCGGGCTGTGGTTCTGCCTTCTCCTTTTCCCGAAGGGCGGCGGCGCAGGACTTGCTGCAGCACTTTCCCCAACCTCTTGCGACGTTCCGGCTATCGGCTTGAAATGGGCGGCCGCAATTCTCGCAAATTCTCGTTACATAGGCCATTGTTCTTCGGGCTTAAAGTGGAACTTCGGGGCTTTCTTCGGTATGGGTAAACCGTGAACGCTCGCTATGTAGCGGTAGTTATCGAATACTATACCCTTGAGCCATTTCTTTTCCTTACGGGGAAGGCGTAGGGTTGGCCCGGTATGGACGAGCCGGATGGTGGCGTGGCTGAAACTGAAATTTTCGCCTAATGTCGTTTGCATGGTTGTTGTCTTTACTTGGTTCTTAACTATCGGGAAATAACGAGCCTTGTAGACGGTCGGCGGCGGCTTTCGCCCGCTCCGCTTCTATCTGCTGCACCCGCTTTATTTCCTTGTCTATCTCGGCTTCTATCGCCTTTGACTTTCGTAGAGCGTCCGGCAAACGTGTACGGAAGTATTCGCGTTGTGTTTGCCGAAGCTCTACTACTTTGTCGAAGAATTGTTTAGGGTTCATCGAATAGTCGGGGTTGTGGGTTTGGCTTATAGCGGTAGTCGTATAATTCGCCTTTCGCTAACTTATGTTCCACGTTATAGACGAGGTGGGTAAATAGAAATTTGCCCTTCTTGTCGTCGTAGAAGTCCACTACTACCCGCCCTTCCGGGTCGCTGTTGGTCGGTGGCTCTTCCCGGACTTTGCCTATATAGCGTTGTCCTTCCGTCCAACCGTATAGGCGTTTTAGGGTCGCCGGGGCTATCCTTACCGGGGCGTTTGGGTTCTGCTTATAAGTCGCCCATATAGTATCGCCCGGAAGAAGCGTTACTTTTCGCTGTGGGTAGTGTTCGCGCTCTTTCATAATCCAATCTTTACTGTTACGCCGCCAACCGTTACAACTGCGCCGTATTTCGTGCGTCCTACGGGCTTATCCATTATTTCGCGTATTTTTTCGGCGGTTATTGGTTTATTATTCCGAAGTATCGTATAGCCCGAAGCCGTAGCGAGTCCGCCCGTCCGTTCATTTTGTCCGGCTATCTGCTCGGCTAATAACGGAAGTATGCTTTTAACCGCGCCTTCTATTGCGTAGTAAAGTATTCCTTCCGTTATTGTAACACTAAAAGTTAACATCATAGCCGTAGTTTTAGTAAGGCATATTTTCGTTGCCGGGGCCTGGGTATGGTTCGCCGGGGTAGCCGCTTCCGTATGCTCCACCGCCGTAGCCTTGTGCGCCGTACTGCTGTCCGGGTTGGGCCTGCTGTTGGTTCTGCCCGTCCTGTCGGCTTCCGAGCAGCTCCAACTCGGTAACGGTGCAATTAAGCCCGGCTTCTACGCCGTTCCGTCCTGTGTACGGTTTGGCGGTAAGGTTGCCCCGGCAGAATACCTGCGTTCCCTTCTTGAGGTATTGAACTACCGCGCCGTCGCCCGGTTTAAGACAACTTACCCACGTCGTCCGGGTTACGGTTGTACCCTGTGCGTCCTTGTAACGTTCGGAAGTAGCCACGTTGAAGGCTATAAACGGTTTCCCGTTGAAGTTCTTGATTTCCGCGTCGGATCCTATGTGTCCGACAAATTCCGCTTTTAACATAGTTGCTTGTTTTTGTTGGGGGTTATGGTTATTTTGTTTTCTTCGGTATGAAGCCGACGTAAAGGCTTGCTTCGTAGTCTACCAATCCACCCGGAACGAGGTGTATGTCAGTGCGGTGGCGTATATAGCCCGCGCCCTTTATTATGGCTAAAACCTCTTCGGCTAAACCTCTTTTGTATTCTTCTACAAGTGCTTTCGGTGGCATCTTTCCGTCCGTGATGAAGTGGCTAAGGTTGCTTACCACTTTCTTTACTTGGTAGCCCGGCGGAAGGGTGGCGGGCGTTTCGGGATGAAGGGCGTAGGCCCAACGGCGCAAAAGCGCGGCTAATTTGGTCTTAATCTCCATATCTTTTCGGGGGTTAAGGGTTAAACTTCGTATTCGTAAATCTTTTTATACTCGACGGGCTTGTAAGGTTGCCATGTGTGGCGTAGTCGCCAAACCGTTACTTCGGCTACTAACCTTTGTTCCATTCGTTCCTGTACGAACTTTTGAGCCTTCGTCTTAGCCGTGAAGGTATGGCGGCTAAATTTCGCTTCACGTTTAAGGAAGTCGGGGTATTCCCAAAGTTCGACTTCGTAGGTTATCGGGTAGCCGTTTTCGTCTACGTCACATTCGCCGTGGTACATAGCGGTTGAACGTGGAATAAGTAGCGGTTCGTCCGTGCGTTTGTGGTGTCTTATTTTGGTCTTAGTCATTGTAAATTCTCGGTGTTTATGAATTGGAAAATATGCTTTATTACGTCTACCGTCCACCCGTTACCGAGCATTCGGTACGCTTGGCTATCACTGCAAACCCATTCGTACCAATCGGGAATAGTTTGTAGGCGGCTGCACTCGGTCGGTGTAAGACGGCGTAGAACTGCGTCGGGTGTCAGAACTGCGGGCGCGTGTCCGGCGTGTGCTGAACATAAAGCCGGGGTTATGCCGTCGGCTGAATAGACGCGGTTTTGTTGGTATGGCTGCTTTCCGCCGCTTTCGGTGTCAGGGTTAAGTTGTATTACTTCGCGGCTTTGTACGATGTTGTTGGCTTCGTAGCGGCTTGAAGTAACCGTAGGGGCTTTGTCGCGGAATATGCCGCCCGCGTTGAAGCCGTGGGGAAGTTGAAGTATTAGGTTATCTTTTTGAACCGTTGTTAGTGTATTGGTTTTTCCGTCGGTACGGGGTTCTAATTCGGTCATATTGTGGCGGCTTTCCTGTATCTCTCCGGCTTCGTATTGGCGACGTATTGCCTTGCCGTATTCGGTTCGGCGTGGTGTCAAACACGCGGATTCTATGTAAATTAAATTGTCCTTCTCCACGCTTGTAAGGCAGTTAGTCTTACCGTCCGGGCGAAGTTCCGGCGTTTGCTCGTTCCTTCCTGTTTCCGGGTTGAAACGCCCACGAACAGCCACGCAACGGGCGGCGCGTTCCCCTTGAAGTAATACTATATCGTCGTGGCAGCTCCCGCCTACGCGAAGGGTGTTACTTTTTTCGTCTTCCGCCCTTGGGTGGAAGCCGAAGCCGGTACCGGCTTCGGCTTGCCGTTGATGGTGTTCTATCAGTTTCTTTATTCGTTGGGAAGTAAGGACGTAGCGGGGTTCTACCTCGTCTTCTAAAATATCGCGTAGGTATATACCCCGGTCTTCCGGCTGTGGGATGTTGGTAAATACCTTCGTGTCGAATAGGTTTGCTTCTTCGCGTGTCCTTATGTTAGTCCAATACAAGCGGACGCGGTTTTGTGCTGAAACTAAGGCGGAATTTATTACGACGGGTTCTAATCCTAATTGGTCGGTAATGACTTGTTCGCACTCCTTACGCATACGGACGTTTTCAAGTAGGAATAAAACGCCGGGGTTATACTCCTGTATCTCCCGAAGAATACGGACGTATTCAAAGAATAGGACGCTTCGGGGGTCGTTAAAATTTAACTGCTTTCCGGCAAAGCTGAACCCTTGGCACGGCGAACCGCCTATAAGGAGGTCTATGTGGGGAAGGTCGGCGGCGCGTACTCCTGTAACACTGCCGAGCTGCACCGTGTCCGGGAAATTGTGCTGTGTCTGCTGTATGGCGAATTTGTCAATTTCGGAAGCAAAGTATTTGTTTACCTTAATCCCGGCTTCCCTTAACGCTATTTGCCCGCAGCTCATCCCGTCAAAAAGGGAAAGTACGTTTATTCCGTTGTTGCTCATTTCGTCTTATATTGATACGTCCGAAGGCGTAGTTAATTTATTACTCAATAGCGTAGCCACTTTTTCGGCGGCGGCGCGGAACTCTCGGTTATACTTGTATTCGTTATCGTATCGACGGAGGTAGTAGTGAATTGTCGAAGTGTCGTGTTTCGTTTCCTCGGCGATGTCCTGTGTCGAAACGCCACGCTTCTTGCAATGGTGGGCGTATATCATTCGGGCGTAGACGTACCAACGCCCCCGGCTGTCGTTTACTATGTACTTGAAGGGAACAGCCATCGCTACAAGTATGGCGCGTTTAATATCCCGGTGCAACGGTCTACGTTCGTATTCCACCGTTAAACCTAAACCTTTGGCTATCTCCCGTTCTAATGTCGCCCCGTTGCTTAACTCCCAATTCGCAAGCATATAAATCGCGTCGCAGTCAAGCAATAAGCGAATATCCGCTTTCATTTGCTCTATCCACGGTTCGGACGGATCCACGCCGTTGTTAAGGGGGTTAATCACGGCGTAGCCCTGTGCCGTTAGGCGCGTGGCGGCTGCGGTAAAATTCGCGGTGTATTCTTCCGGGGTTAATCCCGAAATTTGGCCGCTTATGTAAATTTTAGTTTGCTTCATGCGATTTGGGGTTTATTTTGCTTCTATGGCGTTTTATTGTCGTCAGCCCTTCAACTACCCACCCGAAGGGCGTAGCGCGAAAATTGGGGCGTTTCCGTGGCTCTGATGGCGTTATTTGTTTCTACTCTTGATTTCTATGTATTCTTTTACGAAGGATAAGACTTTTACAACTTCCTGCCACGTTTCCAAAAATCGGACGATTGGGGGCTTCTTGGCTTCCTCGGCGGCTTTCCGGGCTGCTATGGCTTCTTTCTGCTTTTGGGCGAAATACTCAACTATCGTTAAATTGGGGTTTAACCCGTTTTGCTTCTTGAAGTTTTCCCACCCGTTACCCTCTATGGCTATACGCCGGGCGTGTTCTTCTTCCTCTTGCTGTTTCTTCTCCTTCTCAATTTCGTAGGCTATTCGGTTTTCCTTTGCCTGTTGCTCTATCGCGTACTTGCGGAAGGCTTCTAAAATCTTGCGTGGCGTTACCTTGCCGTAGATGTCAAATTCGCCACACTTCAACAAGTGGAAGAAGCGAAGTATAGAAGCCATCGACAATAGCCAGAAGCGTTCACTTTCACAAATGGCGTGGGCTATAAAGTCTACGTCGTATTCGTCTACGTCCCTGTCTTCTCCCATGCGTAGAATTGCGTCGGTTATGTGTGTGCCAATAAGTCCGGCTACTCCGTCGTCGCCGTAGGTGCGAACTACAAGCGCGAAGGTTGGCACCCCGGAACGGATGGCTTTCTCTATGTTTTGTGCGCAGTACCTTTGGGCGGGAACTCCAAAGGTTTTGCAAAGCTGCGGTAGGTCGCCGTACTGCTGTCTTATCGCCAACGCCTTCGGGTCGGCCTTGGTCAATGCCCCGGACGTATCAGGGCGACGGTTTGAAGGTAATAGTTCCATATTGCTGTCTTTGGGTATTAGAAGGGTTGTGTATCTCCGGCGGTGGCGGGGCTGGCCCCGTCCTTACCGATTGCGTTTGTCAATCTTTCGACGGCTCCCCTTATCAAGTCTTCGCGGGCCTGCTGTCTGCTTTTGGGCGCGGCATCTTCTTCACGCTTGGCGCGGCGGGCGGCTTCAAATTTTCGGCGAAGATGGTTAATTAAGTGCCGGGAGGCTTCTTGGTAGTCGGTATGGCTAACCCCGCGCAGCTGCCACTCTGCTAAAATTTCGTGGGCGTACTGCTTTATTGTTACGAGGTCGGTGTGCTCCTGCATACAAAGCACTTCTAACGAATATTGGTTTTCGGGTGCAAAGAACTTTTCAAAAAAACTAACCTCACGCGCGTTATCTACAACAACAGAATTATTATTTATTGATAACTGATTACTGATTAAGGTTAGTTCTTTTGGTTCGGTTAGTTCTTTTTCTTCGTCTTGGTTAGTTTCGGGTTTGTTTTGGGTTAGTTCTTGGTTAGTTATATCTAACCCTTTTTTAGCCTTTTTTGCCCGTTTGGGCTGTTTTTGCCCTTCATCGGAAGCCACGACTTCAACCGCTTCAACCGTTTCTATACCCCCTTCAACGTCCGAAATAACTAATTTTTCGGCGTTGGTTAGTTCTTGGTTAGTTTCGGTTAGTTCTTGGTTAGTTCTTTTTCCACGCCTTCCGTTGGGGTTGTTTCTTGTGCCTTTGGGTGCGCCGCCTTTACTACCGTTCCTAACCGCTCGTTCATACCTCGCTACGTTAAAATCTATCTGCGACTTCAACGCTATAAAAAGGGCGCGGGCCGTTGGGCTTGCGGTGTCGTCCGGCTCTATGCCATCGAAGGCATAAGCGTAAAGCACCCGCGAAACTTCCTTATAAAGTTCCACCGGAAGCTCGGCTATTGCGTCTATGTATGAACGAAAAATTACTATGCTGTCTTGGCTCATAGCGGTTGTTTTAATGGGGCGCGTTCTCCGGGTGTGGCTAACGCGCCCCGGTTTATTAGTCGGTTGTTACTTTTATCTTCTCCACCTCCTTATAGGCGACGCAGAAGGCGTAAGGAATAATCGCGTTCAAGTTGAAGGGCGAAGCCGAAGTAAGCGAAATTTCAAAGGTGCGGGCTTCCCGTCCTTCTTCTTCCGCCCGCTTCTTCATCGTGGTGTTAATCCACGCTGTAATTACCGCCTTCGCGGTGTCTATGTCGCGTGTCTTAACAATGAAGTCGTAACTACTTGGGCGCGGTTCTTCTTCGTCGCCTTCGGTCGGAACTGCGGTTATGTCGGCTTCTATGCGGTAATACTTCGTATCTTCGCGGGCTTCCTCTCCGTCCGGGGTTTCTTCTCCGGCTTCGTTGCCGCCTTCCACTTCCTCAACGGCGCGGCGGAAGCGGTCGTTTAGAATTATGCAGCCGGGCATTAACTTGACGCTATCCACCGAAAAGGCGGAAGTAAAGTTAAGTTCTATGTAGTCCGTAACTACTTCAATAGCGGCGGTCGCGCTCTGCGCCTGTAAGATGAAACTCTTACGCTTATTTCCTACCACGGCGGTAGCCTTGTAGGGGCGTAAAACGTAGTCCTTTGAGGGTTGGGCTAATCGGCGTTGGTTACTTACTTCCACGTCGGCAATATCGCCGCATTGAATGTGGAAGGCGATACTTATCGCGGTGTCTTCGTCTATGTACTTGCCCTTCTCAAAAAGGATGTCGTTACGCTCCACCGTTATTATTTCCCCGGTATCTTGGTCGGCAAAATCTTCCTTCCACGTCTTGACGACGCGGGAAGCGAGGAACTTGCCAACCATCCGGCGTTGGTCGTCGGTGCGGTAGCGTATTTCGTCCTTCCGGGTTTCGGTTCTTTCCTGTGCTTCCATAACTTAGTCCTGTGCTACGTTGAAGTCTGCGGCGGGTTTGAAACTTACCACTTTCCGCGCCGGGACGTGGACGGGTTCGCCTGTGCTGATATTTCGGGCGGTCTTGGCTTTTCGGTTCTTGTGTCCGAAGGTGCCGAAGCCCCGGAGGGTTACTTCTCCGCCACAATAAACCACGTCCTTAATTACGCCGAGGGTGGCTGTAATTACTTCTTCCACCACGGCGGCGGGTGTGCCGTGGGCTTCCGTTCCGCTGCAAGCTGCCGCAACTTTGGCGGCTAATTCTTTCTTTGTCATTTCGGGTATGGGGTTAGAATTTTTCTACTAAGATTTGGGCGTAAAGGTCGCGGAACGTGTCGCCCGCGTAGGCGGCGATGTCGCTGTCGTGGAAGCAAAGCCGGGAGCCGA